CAAACGAAATTATCACAGAATCTATTACTGTTAACGATTCATGTTACTACTCTTATTTTGATAAAGTATTTTATTTAAAAGAAAATCATTTTTATGAAGTAATATTAAAGTATGATGATATCTTAGTTCACAGAGATAGAATCTTTTGCACTAATCAAACTATTGAAACGTACTCTGTTAATCAAGGCAATTACGTTGCACCTAATGACACTATAATATTTTATGAGTAGTAATATACATTTTGTTCAGTTAGAGGCTTACAAGGCTCCTAAAACAGTAGAATCAAATCGTAATGATTGGGTAGATTTCGGTGATGATAATAATTATTATCAATTCCTTATTGATGCTTATAATAATAGCACTACTAACAATGCTATTATAAACGCAATATCTAAACTTATCTACGGTAAAGGATTAGATGCAACCGATTCAAACAAAAAGCCTAATGAATATGCACAAATGAAAATGCTATTCAGAAAGGATATGTTAAAGAAGTCTGCTATTGATCTAAAAATGTTAGGTCAATTTGCTATTCAATTAATATACAACAAAACAAAGGATGCTATTATAAGAACTGAGCATATACCAGTTCATTTATTAAGAGCAAAAAAGTGCAATGATAAAGGTGAAATTACTGCTTATTATTATAGTGATAATTGGGAAGATGTAAAGAAGTTTGTACCTAAAGAAATACCTGCTTTTGGTTACGGTGATAAGACATTAGAAATATTATTTGTTGGTAATTATACAGTAGGGCAAAAGTATTACTCAAATGTTGATTATATTGGTTCAATCCCATACGCTAAATTAGAGGAAGAAATTTCCGACTATCTTATTAATGATGTTCAAAAAGGATTCAGCGGAAGAACCGTAATCAATTTCAACAACGGTATCCCAGACGAAGAAAAACAGCAGTTAATATCAAGTAAAGTAAAAGGTCAATTAACCGGTAGTGGTGGAGATCCGGTTATTGTTTCTTTTAATAACTCAGATACAGAAAAAACTACGGTCGATTCTATTCCTTTAAATGATGCACCGGCACATTATTCATATTTGTCTGAGGAATCAAGAGGTAAAATTTTACTAGGTCATCGTGTAACATCTGGTTTATTATTTGGTATTCAAACGGCAAACGGTTTCAGCTCAAATGCAGACGAATTAAAGAACGCATCTGTATTATTTGATAATACCGTAATAGTTCCATTTCAAGAGACTATTTTAGATGCCTTAGATCAGATATTAGCATTTAATCAAGTTAGTTTAAACTTAAAATTTATTCCTTTAAACTTATTAGATGCCGCAGGGGAGCTTACCGGATTAGGAGCAAGTAATGCCGTTATAGATTCAATAAATTCGTTAAGTCCATTGGTAGCTAATAAGGTTTTAGAATCAATGACAGCTAATGAAATTCGTGATTTAGTAGGATTAAAAGCCGAATTGGGAGGGTCTGATTTACCAACTGCACCAACAATGCTATCAAAGCATTTAGATGATTTAGATTTATCACAGTTTGGTGAAGATTTAGATCCTGCGGAATGGGAATTAGTAGATAGTAGAAAGGTTGACTATGATAGCGAAGATTCATTAGACGCAGAATTAGAACGTTTAAACAACCCAAAGAAATCTTTACTATCAAAGGTATATGAATTTGTAACTACTGGTGTAGCAAGACCAAACGTTACAAGCGAACAAGATGGTGTTTTATTTGTATCACGTTATAGATATAGCGGTGAAACCACAGATAAAAGCAGACCATTCTGCAAGAAAATGACTGCATTGAATAAGTTATACCGTAAAGAAGATATTATTCAAATGGGTAATAACTCAAGTACTAACCCAGGATGGGGACCAAAAGGAACAGATACCTATTCTGTCTGGTTATCAAATGATTATAAATTTTACAAAGGCGGAGGCAGCTGCCACCACTACTGGAGCCGTGAAACTTACAGGCGAATCGGATCTTTCAATAAAAAAGGAACTAACAAAGCAGAGGTTACACCATCGGCAGCAAGGAAAGAAGGCGAAATAGTACCGGTTAATGATAAATTAGTTTACACTAAACCAATAGACATGCCATATCAAGGATTTTTACCAACTAATAAAAGATTTAACTAATGGCACAAGCACTTTTTGTTAGTCGTGAGGACATCGTAAAATATACAGCTTTATCTGGTAGTGTTGATGTAGATAAATTTATTCAATTTGTTAAGATAGCGCAAGATATACACATTCAAAATTACTTAGGAACTAAACTATTTGATAAAATTAACGATGGTATAGTAGCTGGCAATCTAACATTATCATATACAACTCTTTTAAACACTTATATCAAGCCAATGGTAGTGCATTGGTCAATGGTGGAATATATGCCGTTTAGTGCATACACATTTGGTAATAAAGGTGTGTATAAACATAGTTCAGAGAATAGCGAAAACGTAGATAAGACAGAAATAGATTTCTTAATTGAGAAAGAGCGGTCTATTGCTGAGCATTACACAAGGCGTTTTATCGATTATATGAGTTTTAACCAATCAAGTTTTCCAGAATATAACACAAATTCAAATGATGACATGTTCCCAGATAAAGAAGCCGATTTTGGCGGTTGGTACCTATAAAGCCAAAAAAGAAAACATTATTAAGTTAAAGATTTATTTAAAAAAGATAAAAGATGGGGCTGGACTTTAAGCATATAAAAGGAGATACATTTGAAGCGGTTAATTTTGCAATGACTACGGGAGTTATTCCGGTAGCTATTGACTTGACCGGTGCGGTAATTAAGATGCAATTAAGAAAGCAATCATGTGATATTGTAAAAGCTTTATCTTTAACTTCTGTATTAAGTGCAGGTTTAACGATTACCAATGCGGCAGGTGGCTTGTTTAAAATTAATAAGCAAATTATCAATATAGATCCATTTAATTACGTTTATGATATTGAGATAACTTTCCAAAGCGGAGCAGTTAAGACATACATTTCTGGATTCTTTAACGTTACACCTGATATTACAAGATAATGAGCGACATTATAGATATAAACGTTTACGAAACAAGCGAAGATGTAACTATTAACGTTACAGAAGAAGTTATTGAAGTTAATATAAATCAAGTTAGTTCCGGATCGATTGGCGCATGGGGTTCTATCATTGGAGATATTGCAGACCAAACAGATTTACAGAACGCATTAGATTTAAAGGTTGATAAAGTAGCAGGTAAAGAACTAAGCGAAAACGATTTTACCGATATATTAAAAACTAAACTTGATGGAATTTCACCAGGTGCAGAAGTAAATGTAAATGCAGATTGGAATTCCGTATCTGGTGATAGTGAAATATTAAATAAGCCAACTATCCCAAGCATTGCAGGATTAGCAACAGTTACTTACGTTGATAATCAAGATGCTTTAAAAGAAGATGATTTAGGCAATCCTTTAGTCGATGGTTATGTTTTAGCTTCTACTATTGCAGGCGTTCGGTCATGGGTTGAACAAAGCGGAGGTGGCGGTGGCGGCACATGGGGAACTATTACCGGAGAACTATCTGATCAAGTAGATTTACAGAACGCATTAGATTTAAAAGTTGATTTTATAGTTGGTAAAGGATTAAGCACAAATGATTTTACCGATGCTTTAGAAACTAAGCTTAACGGAATAGAAGCAGGAGCCGAGGTAAACGTTAACGCTGATTGGAATGCAATAAGCGGAGATGCTCAGATATTAAACAAGCCAGCAATACCGACAAATACAAGCGATTTAACCAACGATGGTGAAAATGGTGTTAATCCATTTATTACAGCACTTGATTTAACCGGATTAGTGCCTTATACTGGCGCAGTATCAGATGTTAATTTAGGCGAGTTTGGTTTACAGACTGGAAATATAGAATTTGATTTAACACCAACAACGGCACCAACAACGGTTGGTAGTATGGTTTGGAATGATCAAGCCGGTACGGTTGATTTAAAATTAAAAGGAGGCAATGTAACTTTACAAATAGGTCAAGAAACAGTTACAAGAGTAGTAAATAAAACAGCTACTAACATTACTTTATTAGAAGCTAATTACCAAGTTGTAAGAATTACTGGCGCACAAGGTGGCAGACCAAAAGTAGATCTTGCTTTGGCTGACAATGATTTAAATAGTAGCAGTACTTTAGGACTTGTCACAGAAACGATTTTAAACAACGAAGAGGGATTTATAACCACAAGCGGACAAGTACAAGGTATTAACACAACCGGAAGCTTACAAGGCGAAACATGGGCAGATGGTGATATAATTTATCTTAGCGGTACAGTTGCTGGTAGGTTGACCAACATCAAACCGATTGCTCCTATTCACACCGTAATAATAGGGATAGTAGAATATGCACATATTACACAAGGTAAGATTTTTGTAAAAGTTGATAACGGTTATGAATTAGAGGAATTACACAATGTAAGTGCGATTGCTCCGAATAATAACGAAGTATTAACTTATGATACAGCCACTTTATTATGGAAGCCAAAAACGGTGTCTACTGCTTTAGGTTATACACCTGTAAATCAAACAAGGTTAATAAATACAACTTCTCCATTACTTGGTGGTGGTGATTTAAGCGCAGATAGAACACTTTCAATACAACAAGCAACAAGTTTACAAGCTGGTTATTTAAGTTCAACTGATTGGTCTACATTCAATAATAAACAAAACGCTTTAACAAACCCAATAACAGGCACAGGCACAACAAACAAGATACCTAAATTTACAGGGTCAACTGCTTTAGGAGATAGTCAAATTTTTGATAATGGTAGTGCTGTAGGTATTGGTACAACAACACCGGGAATGTCACCTAATAATTCTTTATTGGGATTTGTTTTAGGTAGCAATATACAAGCAAGAACTGCTGTTCCTCAATTAGCTTTTTCTTCAAATATTGATGGAGATTGGTATGCTCCAACTTATAAAGCAAATGGTTTTGCGGCTCAGATATTAATTGATCCAGCTAATATGTCTGGTAATCAAAATGGAATAAATTTTAATGTAGCAACAACAGGAACTGCTGGATCAGCAATTACTTGGTCAAGAGCTATGACTGTTATTGCTAATGGTAATCTTGGTTTAGCGATTACAACACCAACAGAAAAACTACACGTTGTAGGTAATGGTTTATTTTCTGGTAATGTTAGGGCATCTAACGTAGGCATAGGAGCAGCAGCTAACTTAGCATCTTATCTTAACGTAATAGCTAATACTGCAAGTGTTGGTCAATTATACTTACCTCCAAGTGCGGTAGATTATACTGGCACTTTATCTGGTATGTTGTGGAATAATGCAAGTGAATGGAAGTTCTACGATGGTGTTTTAAGTTCGGTTAATAGACTATTAAAACTAAACGGTAATACTGTTTTAGCCAATGCCAACGCTTTAAACGTAGTAACTTCTACAGGTACAGGCGGTAACTTAGGTACATTAAAAGCAGAGGTAGCATTTAGCAGATTTGCAACGGCAGTTAGTTACACTATCTTATTAACAGATGTAGGTTTTGGTTGGGTTATAGGAGTTACAAGTACAGCAGCCGCAAGAACAATCACTTTACCCTTAGCTAATGCAGTACCCGCAGGATGGCAGACTACTATTAAAGACGAAAGCGGTGGAGCTTTAACTAATAATATCACTATAGCAAGAGCAGGGTCAGACACTATAGACGGTGCAACAAGTAATGCTATAAACTTAAATTATGGTAGCAGAACATTATATAGTGATGGAGTTTCTAAATGGTTTACAATATGATAAGACAAGGCAATAATATTTTTAATATAGGCGGTTCAATCCCTTGTTTATTTGATTTAGATGCTTCAAAAGTAATAGAAGCAGTAAGAAGTACGGGAGTAGTAATTACACCTGCTATGAGGCACTATGCTCATTACTTGATTAGCAACATGAAGAATATTGGTACATGGCAGTTATCTAATGCAGTTTACGGTTTTGTAGGTGGAACTGCTAATTCGCACAAGTTCAATTGGAAGGATTTAAGGGATGTTGATGCTGCTTTTAGGTTGACATTTGTTGGGGGTGTTACACATTCAGCTAATGGGATGCAAGGAAATGGAACAACAGGATATGCTAATACATTTCTTGTGCCAAATACTAATTTATCTACAAGTATTAATTTAGGAATATACACAAGAAGTTCACAATATGATACATTAGATTGTTTGGGTTTAGAATATGACAAACTAAGCCCAATGCAATTACACCAGCTCAGAAAAGCACAAATTTATTTATTAGAAAATTCAGAAGATTAGACATGAAAGCAAAAGTTTTTAATACCAACGATTTGAACGATAGATATTTATTATTTCGTCATATGTTCAATATATCAATTCATAATTTGATAAATTACAAAACTCATTTCAAACCCTCAAAGAATAGAGCAAAGGCATTTAAATACTCTTTTCAAAATGGTTACTTAGTGCAGGAACTAGGAAAACAACTAAACCCAAACCCAAACAATTTAGAAGACCTCGAAATTTAAAAATTTCGGGGCTTCGCCCCAGGTATTTTTTTTTGCAAAAAAAATCAAAATAACATGATCACTAAAACGTGAACATGTTATTTTTTTTATCCAATAGTTTTATTTTTGAAATTTTATTTTACATTTGCATCAAGATTTTAAATTTTTATCATGAATACACAACTCTCTCCATTGGTATTTTACCCCCTAAATTTTGTTTCTAATGACATTTGGAAGCAAAAACACTATTTTATATTATATATATATTATTGGTTTATCATAGCTCCCACAACTGCAAAAAACCATATAACCTTAAATTTGTCCTCAATATGAATTTTGAACCGATTTATGAATTGTATGTAAAACCCACTTACGCAGTTTTACTCCCACAGCGCGAACCAAGAAAACACGGCTATTCAATTGCACAAATTAAAAATCGTGACAACCTCAAAAAAAATCAACACGCTGGGAAATTATCTGAGAAAGCCAGTAAAAGACTGGCCACCTCAATAAATTGGCTTGTTGCTTCCGCAAAAAAGAAATACATATACGACAAAAAAAGCGGGAAAAGATTTAATTTCCTCATTAATTTTGTGACCTTGACACTCCCAACGACAGACCATGACGTTACAGACAATTTTTTTAAAAAGGTGCTCCTTCATAATTTCATAAATGCATGCCGGTACAAATTTGATTTGAAAAATTTTGTTTGGAAAGTAGAGAGCCAAGAAAACGGGAATATACATGCTCACTTTACAACTGATACTTTTATGCATTGGGAGGAGCTCCGAAAAGTCTGGAATAAA